AGAAAAAGGAGTATTGTTAGAAAGTTTAGTAAGAGCAATTAGTGATGACTTTATAAGATATTTAGTTATGTATAAACCACATTTAAACGGTAATTGGTGTTTCTTACAATTAGTAGTTCAATCGTTAAAATTACTACTTTCATGTACAGACTTATACATATACAATTTTATGGAATATTATTTTAATGAAATTTTTAATGCTCATGGACAAGGGTCGCAAAGTTGTCCATTAGGCATGGTTGAGCGATGGATTACTATTCATTCGCAAGTACTTGAAGCATATTTAATGTTGCTAAGAAAAAGCGACACTGAACTACAAGAATTAGATGCTGGCGCAATTAATAAACTTAGAAGCTATTCCAGAAATAATACACGAGATCCTAAAATTACAAAAGCCTATATTTATGAATTTAATAATTCAGAAAGTGCTGAAAAATTACATAATAAATATATTTTTCATAAATTAATCAATATTTTAAAACCACATTCAAAGTTACCGGAAAATTTGGAATCAGATATAGGTTATGATTTAGATTATAATATTAGCATAGAAATGAGCAAAGAATGTAATAGATTAATAAAAAGTAAAATAGACGATGGTTCAATAACAACATTACAACAAATATATGAGGCTTATATTGAAATAATGTGTAAACTAATTATTGCTAATAATAAAATAACACAAGAACATATTGATAAATTAGAAGCAGATACTAGACCAGTAGTTAAGAGAGTATATACTGAAAAACGTGACGCTCTATACACACATATCAGAGAAAAGGAAGCAAAAAACTACATAATAGTATTATGTATGGCAGTAGAATTAAGGTTTGATGAAAAATCTTTGGACTTTGACAATCTTGCTGAAGCTGAAGAAAAATTAACAATGCAAGAGTTAGTTGGTTATTATGATGACACAACAACCGGTGGAAAAAGAAGAAATATGAGAAATACGAGAAAAGGAAAAAGTGTTTCGCCTAAATCACCTAAATCACCTAAATCATCTAAATCATCTAAATCATCTAAATCATCTAAATCATCTAAATCATCCGAACCATCATTAGCGCCAAAATTATACAACGCTATTGAACAAATAATAATGAATAAATTAAAATCTTTAACTTTAAAAGAATTCATAAATATAAATATTATGCCAACTGAAGAACAATTAAATGTTGAAATTGATAGTGATGTAACTTCTAAGTCATTAACTAGAAAACGTGCTAAGTCAAATCCAAATCCAAAAACATCTAAACCAGGAAAAACGTTGTCTAAGCGAAGCAAATCATTGGGTTCATTAATGAAATCAAATGGTGCTTTCTCCAACATTAATTATGTTTCTAATTATAGTTCTATTAATTTAAAAAATGCAAATATTCAAAACAAATACTATATTAATATTGTAAGGCAAAGACATAATAAAATACATGAAAATAATAAAAAATTATTAGATGTATTGGAATTAAATAGTGGATTAAGATTAAAAGAGAAAGTAATTACTATACCTAAAAGATTAAGCGGAACATTAAAAAAGAAATCATTAAATAAAAGTTTTAATCCAATAAGTATTATGGCATTTTAATAATTAATACATTATTTTTATAATAAATGTGAATTGTATTGATTATTTACCATAATAAATTTAGTATTGTGTGCTAATTCTTCTAAATTGGCACTATTTGTATAGGTACACGCACTTCTTAGTCCTCCTAAATAATTGTCAACAGTATTTTTTAACGCACCTTTATATGTAACTTTCAGTTCTCGCCCTTCTGAACTTCTATAGTCACTATTATTATTTGCTGCATAATTATTTTTCATAGCATAAGTTGAGCTCATACCATAAAAAAACTTGTGCTTTATACCTGTTTTTTCATCAATAACAATTTCTCCAGGATTCTCATCATGTCCAGCAAATGCTCCACCAATCATTACAAAATCAGCACCGGCACCAAATGCTTTTGCCAAATCACCCGGACATGTAATACCACCATCACTTAAAATAAAAGCCTTGTTATATTTATGTTGATCATATTCATAGAATATTTCAAAATTAATATGATTACTTTCTTTACATGCTTGAACGCATTCTAAAATACAACTAAGTTGTGGCATACCTATTCCGGTTTGAATTCGAGTAGTACACGCACTACCACCACCAATACCTACTTTATGAATATCTATTTCTAAAGTATTTAATAACTCTATTCCTTCTAATGTACATACATTGCCTGCCAAAATAATCTTTTTGGGATATTTAGCTCTTAATGTTTTACAAAATTCATGAAATTTAGAAATATAACCATTTGCTATATCAACACAAATAAATTTGCACTCAAAATTATCTAAAATATGTGTTAAATTATTATAATCATCATTGCTTATTCCCGTGGAAATCATAAAATAGTTAGGATTTAATTTGTAATCACTATTTTCTTTATTATAATCCAGTAAATCTTGTAATTTATGAAATTTATGAAGAGCAGTAATAATTTTATAAGTGCTTAATACTTTATATACCTCTAATGTTCCAATAGTTGTCATATTAGCAGCAACAATAGGAATACCAGTCCATGTTTCTCCATTTTGAAAAACAATGGTTTTTTCAAGCACAACATCTTTTCGACTATTTAAATTTGATTTTTTAGGAAGAATTAATACATCTTTAAAATCGAGATATTTATCCATAGTATCAAATTTATAACAATAAATATTTTCACTCATATTTTCACTCATATATTAATTATTTAATTATTAATATGTTTAAATGTTTTCAAAATATTATAATATGTTATATTAATATTGTTACATGACTTCATTTTATCCTATATTTAATGACGATCCAATTTTTGGTAATAAGTTAAAAAAAACTTCTTGTCCAGCAAAGAGTGATATATGTGGTAATCTTTCAGGAACATCAGTATTAGATAATTTCGTAATTCCAAAATGTAATGATGTTAGTTTTAAATTTTCATTAAATCAAGATGAATCTCCAAGTGGTTGTTGCGTAGTAGAATCATCTAATAATACTTGTGATACATATATTCCTGACTCTCCAGACGTTACTAGCGAAGATTATGATATGGGTATTCAATTTTTAGATGCCAATAATTTAAATCCAAGAAAAATATGTCATTCAGCACCTATTAGAAAAAGAGTTATAAAATTACAAGATTTTTTAGTAATAATTCTAATAAGTGCTGCTATTATTTTATTAACTGCTATTTTTGGTTCTTGTTATGAATTTTGGCTTAAATATGGTCATGGAGAAGATACTAATGATGGTTGTAAGTTTAATTATAAAAATATATGCAAAGGCACTATTATATCACCAATAAATTATGCTTTTCCAGCAGTAATAAATGACTATCCGTATAAAAGTTGTGATGATGAAGGTAAAGAATTAGAGTTTCCTTATTCTAGTATAAGTTATTTTAATGTAACAAAAGAAGATACGGACCATTTTGGATACAAATTTCTTAAAATATGTGGGTCGCCTATGAAAGCATTTTCTTTAAATTTTTTATATACATTAGTGTTTTCTAGAAAATTTTTAAATTACATATTACTAACTTTATCACTTAGTTATAAAAATATTACAAGCCCGTTTATCAAAAATATCATATTTTTGTTTTTGACAGGTATTGCATTTAGTGTTATAGCTAAGTATACTGGAATACAACAATTAAATAGTGGTACTATTTTTATATTATATATTTTAATTATGGTAATAGTATTTGCTTCAATATTTGCAACATTTATTACTACTTTTATTTTATATTGGTTTCCTGAGTATTATAATAATTATGATAAATCTTCAAAAAGTGATATTTCTCCTCCTATTTTAACTAAAAATTTTGGACTGTTTAATAATATATTATATGAAATCAAAAATGAATCCTCAGACAAAAGTGCTGTTATAGTGAATATAATAAAAAATGTATGTTTAGTATTATTGGCAATAATACCTTTTTTTATTTGCCTTGTTACAGGGTATCTTGGTTCTATAATTGGAACATTATATATGATGTTTTCATTGGTATATAATATATTTGCTATTCCATTGTCAAATATAAAATGTTTTTTAAGTATTATTAAAGATCATGGAGAATTATTGACTATTTTATTTTGTATTAGTGTACTATTATCTTCAATTGATAGTTTTGATTCTACTACTAGTGGAATAATTGGTGGTTTAGTAGGATTAATAATATTATATAAAATATATACTAATATGTCTAAAAAAAATGACTAAAAAAACATGACTAAAACATAAAAATGTATTATTTTATAAATTTAAACATTAATAAATTGAAATAATATAATTCGTAAATAATATAATTCGTAAATAATATAAAACAATACTATAAAAATAACTATATTATGGGTAAGAAAAAATCTGGACATAAAAAAGAATTACCTTTTGTTAGTATATGTACACCAACATTTAATAGACGTCCATTTTGGGAATATACAATTAAATGTTTTCATCATCAAGATTATCCAAAAGATAAAATAGAATGGATTATTATTGATGATGGAACAGATAAAATTAAAGATTTAGTATGTAATATTAGTCAAGTTAAGTATTTTGAATATGATGAAAAAATGCCATTAGGAAAAAAAAGAAACTTAATGCATGAAAAATCAAAAGGAGATATTATTGTATATATGGATGATGATGATTATTATCCACCAGAGCGTGTTTCGCATGCTGTAAATATGTTATTAACTCATCCAAATGCTTTATGTGCTGGAGCAAGTGAAATCTATATATGGTTTAAACATATTCAAAAAATGTTTCAATTTGGTCCTTATGGTCCAAATCATGCCACAGCAGGAACGTTTGCTTTTAGACGTGAAATGTTACGCGACCATAAATATGAAGAGCACGCAGCTTTAGCCGAAGAAAAAGCATTCTTAAAAAATTATAGTGTTCCATTTGTTCAACTTGAACCAAAAAAAACAATATTAGTATTTTCACACATTCATAATACTTTTGATAAAAAAAAATTATTAGAACACGGAGAAAATAATTTTCAAAAAACTTCATCTCGAACAGTAGACGAATTTATTAAAGACAAAGACATTAAAGAATTTTATATGGAAAAAATAGAAACTTTATTACAAAATTATGAACCAGGAGATCCTTCACATAAACCGGATGTATTAAAACAAATGATAGAAATCGATGAAGAGAGAAAAAAGATGATGCAGCAAAATAATGGGCAAGGACAAATTATTTTAAATCAAGATGGAAAGGAGATTGCATTAACTAATCAGCAAATAGTTCAAATAATACAATCTCAACAAGAACAATTACAAAACTTTGAAAAACTATTAATTGATAAAGATAATTTAATTAAACATTTGATTAATGAATTACATAATTATAAAAAATAAATTAA